CGGACGCTGCCCCGCATGTGATGGCACGGGTGGAAGCCCAGACCAAGGACCATGCGAGCTGTGTCAGGGACGTGGCTGGGTGTCTCTGGGCAAGAAGAAACTCTTTGACGAAGCCTGGAGTGGGATCTAATGCTACGCACATATCAGCAGGACGCTATCTACGGTGTAGACCAAACTCATTCGTCGGGCAAGAAATCTCTCGTTGTGATGGCTACGGGCACGGGCAAGACTCACGTGTTCGTGCACTACATGGCAAAGATGCGTGGAAGGACGATGATCGTCGCCAACCGCGAAGAGCTCGTGCAGCAAGCGATGAAGAAAGTCAGCGAGGTCGGAGTGCCTTGCGATGTGGAGCAGGCTAACTATTGGGCAGACGAAGCAAACTTGCACGGGCACGCCCAGTGCGTGGTGGCTTCGATTCAATCGCTCAACGCCAAGTGGCGACCACGTTGGGGCGATGCAAAGAAGCGAATGCACCGATTCAACTGGAGCCAGTTTGACCTGCTGGTTATCGACGAAGCCCACCATGCGGTCAGCAAGTCTTACTTGGACTTGATTCAGCTGGCGACCAGTCAGAATCCAAACATCAAGGTGTTGGGCGTGACAGCTACCCCAGACCGACTAGACAAACGTGGCATGGGCACGGTGTTTGACGAGGTGTCCTACCGCTACGAGATGGACAAGGCGATCAATGACGCGTGGCTAGTCCCGATTACCCAAACCATGATTCACGTTGAAAGCTTGGACTTCAGCTCTGTGCGTACTACCGCAGGAGACTTCAACGTCGGAGAGCTGGCAAAGCTAATGGAATACGAGAAGCACCTGCAATCCGTAGCTGTGCCTACGGTCGAGCAGGCCGGTGACGGTCGGGCAGTCCTGTTTGCCACCAGCGTCAATCAAGCCGAACGAATAGCTGAAATCATCAACCGCATGAGGCCAGGAAAGGCGATCACTGTTGACGGCAAGACAGACAAGGCGGAGAGAAAGAGAATATTTGAAGCGTTTGCCAACGGGGACTACCAGTTTCTTTGCAACTGTCAGGTCGCAACTGAGGGCTGGGATTGCCCAGAGGTTGAGCTGGTAGCTATCGCAAGGCCAACTAAGAGCCGTGCTCTGTATACGCAGATGGTCGGTCGGGGCACTAGACCCTTGCCGGAGGTGTTCCAAGGTACAGAGAACGCTGAGGGACGAAAGCAAAGGATCAGAGCTTCACGCAAAAGCCAGTGCCATGTGCTTGACTTTGTGGGCAACAGTGGTCATCACCACTTGATTTGCACAGCTGACATCCTCGCTGGCGACAATGAGGTGGTTGCCACGAGGGTGCGACACCGTATCGAGCGGGGAGAAGAGAAAGAAGTGCAGGAGATGGTCGCTGAGGAGCAGATCAGGCTCTCTGAGGAGCGAAAGGAGTTTGAACGGAAACGCCGTGAAGGACTCGTCGCTGATGTGTCGTACAGTACCCGCACCGTTGACCCGTTCAACCTGTTGGCGGTCAAACCTAAGAGGTCAAACCAGTGGACAAACAACAATCCGATCACGCCTGCCCAAGAGAGTGTGCTGGTCCGAGCGGGGATCGAGCCCCACGAGTACGAGCCCGTGCAGCAACGTCAGATTCTGGAGCAAATATGGAAGCGTCGAAAAAAGGGGCTGTGCACCCTAAAGCAGATCAAGATGCTCGCCCGTCTTGGTGTCCCTATTGCGGAGGCCAAGAAGATGCGCTTCGAGCAAGCCTCGGCAAGGATCGACTCCATCAGGAATGTCTCTTCGACGGCGTAGGGCTGGTCGGTCTAAACAGGTACATTCGCCAGCACTGGGCTACCAGACGCAAGGAAAAGGAAGAGTGGGGTGAGCGATTCTTGCGCCTTGCCCCAGTCTCTGCTCCCATTGACATTCACGTAGAGCGGATCTACGGGGGTCGAGGCAAACCTATGGACCCTGACAACCTTGTAGGCGGTGTGAAGCCTCTGCTTGACGGAATGGTCAAAGCGAAAATTATTCCCGACGACAACCCTGACCAGATTAGGCTATATGTATCGCAGGTCAAAGGCGACTCGAATGCTGTAAGAGTCACCGTGGTTGGTACGCCAGTAGCAGAGTAGGTAGATATGTCGTTTATTGATATTACAACAGGGATTGATTGCACCGACATGCGGTCCACTGGGCCAGACACCGCCACTGGAAACACTAGCACAGGCGTTGTGGCCGTGGAGGTGCAAGCAAAAACCGGAGACACTTATTTGATCTCAATTGTTGAGATTGACGGAGGCAAGCAGCCGCGTTTTATCCCATACCTAGACGATGAAACTGCAACCCTGGGTGCTTACAGCCAGATAACTCACTTGCGAATGTATCAATCCTCAGCCCAGTCAGCGTACACAGGCGAGATTTTGGATATAGCTCAGTTGAAGCCAGAAGCCAGTGCAGCTTTGACTGACATGGCTGATGTGACTTACAACGAAATCAATGACACCGCAAACGTCAGCTGGACATCCACGACCAACCAGCAGCCAAACGGATTGAACGACATTTTGGATAGGAAGAGCTTTTACGTCTTTGCTACTTCTACAACATTTGAAATGTTTGCTCGGTTTTCGACAGAAGCTGCACGTGACATTTTGAAGAAGAAGTGTCACTTTTGGGTCTGCCCTAAATTTGACGACATAGTCGGTGTTGTAAGTTTGGGTTTTGAAACAGACAACGCATCTGACGCGAACCACAAACCATACGTCAGGCTTTTTGGGCGGTACACCACAAGAAACCGAGAGAACGGGGTTCGATCACGAAGGTTTGGTGTCCGATGACAGAAATCACCGTTGCAGATTCAGAGTTTGAAGACACCACGATTCTACAAAGCTCACCGACCAGCAATTACGTCAACACGACGTTGCTGACCTTTGGACGAAGCAGTGGAAATCGCAACCACGTCATTATTCAATTAGATTTAGCTAAACGACCAAGGTTTATACCGAATCTGGGTAGTGAAACTGGGTATGTGGGGGAAGCCGGTTACACAAAAGAGTCCGCTTTTTCGACAAGGACGCAGCTTTTTGTCAACGAGGGTTTGGGATACATAAGTCAGATAAAGCCATCCATTACGGTAGACATGGCAGGCGTGACCTACAACAAAGCAAACTCAGGTTTGAATTGGACCACTTCGGGGGGACTTGACGACATCGTTGACGAGCCGTTTGTTGACTTCACGTTCAATCAGACTTCAGCAAACCAAGATTTTGATCTACCATTTTCAGGTCGGCATGCCAGGCGTGCAATGTTCGGCAAAATCAACCTGATTTACCATAACAACGACTCAAATGACATTCTTGCTTTGTTTGGCTCGCAAGAGACAGGCGGGGTCGGCAATGCAGATGTAATTCTCAGGGGTCGTTATGCTACCCGTAACCGTGAAAACCCAATCCGATCACGGAGATTTGGAGTCCGCTAATGAGCGAAGAGCAAAACATCGAACAAACTGATTCAATCCTTTCTGATACCTCTGCTGACTGGCGATCAGGTCTACCCCAAGACATTGCTGACCACAGTGCCATCAAGGACATCAAAAGCGTGGAAGACCTCGCTAAATCCACGATCAACGCTCAGCAAATGCTGGGTGGTCGTGTAGCTATCCCGTCTTCAGATGCACCCAAAGAGGAATGGGACAGCTTCTACGGGAAGATCGGCAGACCCGAAGAAATTGGAGGATACGAAACTCCCCAAGAAAATATGCCGCAAGAGCTCACCCCTGAGTTTGACCAAGCTTTGAAGGTTGAAGCACACCGTCTTGGTTTGACAAAAGGCCAGTACGCAGGCTTGGCAAGGTATATGTCCCAGACCGCCCATGCGACGGCTGAAGGGCAGAACAACATGGCTTCCGAACGCAAAACGGAGTCTGAAAAAATTCTTCGGGAGCGGTTTGGTGCGGCTTACGATCAGAACATTGGACTGGCACGTAGTGCACTGCAACGCTTTGGCGGAGAAGAGCTTGTGAAAGCCCTAGCTGCCTCTGGATACGACAACGATCCTGCAATGGTCGAGGCTTTCGCACGCATCGGTCGAGCAGTGTCTGAAGATGAAGTCATCGGTGGCGGTGGGCGTCAGTCCTTTGTCATGGCTCCTGATGAGGCCAAACGAGAGATCGACAACCTGATGACAGATCCTGAATTCAGAGCTGCGTACACCCAAGGCCATGCCCCTGGTCATAAAGCTGCTGTTGAAAAGATGCAGAAGTTGTACCAACTTGCTCACGGATAGACCGTATACTCCGCGAAGCAGGTAGCCTCATGGTCTGCTTGACGCGGGGAAAGACCCGAAGCACCGCCTTCCACCGGTAGGCAGTGTCCGCATGTTGCGGGTAGCACTCCGATCTGATTTATTTCTCTTTCAGGAGTAACCCCGTGAGCACACAAATCACGACCGCTTTTGTTGAGCAGTATCGGAACAACGTCGAGCTGCTCGTCCAACAGCGTGGCTCCAAACTCCGTGACGTGGTAAATGTTGACAACGCAGTTGTCGGCAAGACCAAGTTCACCGAGCAAATTGGGTCCACCGAAGCCCAGAAGAAAGTCAGCCGACATGGTGACTCTCCTCTGGTCAACACCCCGCACGCACGTCGTGCATATTCCCTCTCGGACTACGAGTGGGGCGATTTGATTGACAAGAACGACAAGGTTCGCATGTTGATCGACCCAACCTCTTCCTACGCACAGGCAGCTGCTTTTGCAATGGGTCGAGCTATGGACGATGTAATCATCGAAGCCGCTACTGGTGCTGCATTGACTGGTGTCGATGGCACTACCAGCACATCCTTGCCTGCTTCTCAACAAGTCGCAGTTGACTTTGACGACGTTCAAAGTGGTTCAGCCCACGGCTTGTCGCCACAAAAATTGCGTCAAGCCATGCAGCTTTTCCAATCAAACAACGTTCCTGACGACGAAGAGAAAATCATGGTGGTTTCCCCAATCGCCATGCAGTCTCTTTTGACTCACAAAGAAGTTGCTTCAGGTGACTTCAACACCGTTCGGGCTCTGGTCAATGGCGAAATTGACACTTACATGGGCTTCCGATTCGTTATCTCCAACCGTCTTTCTGTGACTGCCGCTGATGTTCGCAGCTGCTTCGCATTCGTCCGATCCGGCCTTGAGCTCGGAATTGGTCAGGATGTGATGGCTCGAATTGAAGAGCGTCCAGACAAGTCGTTCTCCACCTACGTCTACTACTGCATGACGATTGGTGCGACCCGTCTTGAAGAAGAAAAGGTTGTTGAAGTTCTCGTAGATGAAACTCTGGCACAAGTGCAAGCCGCTGGTGCTGCAACGATCTAAGGAATTTTCCAATGGCAAATACCAATTCTTCACTTATCACAGGTGTCGGAAATCCGGCATCAATCGCAAACGTTGGCATCATGGGCGGCAAGCTTCGCTTTGCCTATGACACCTTCCGTCTGGCTTCAAACCCTTCTGACGGTGACACGTTTGCCCTCTGTCGTCTGCCTTCGGGCTGTCGTATCTCCTCGATCAAGTTGTTCAACGATGACATCGACTCCAATGGAACCGAAGAAATCGTTATCGACCTGGGCTTGGTTGACACTGACCTGACCGGCGGTGATCCTGACTGCTTCATGGACGGGGATGACCTGTTCCAAGACGCAAACCTCACTGGCACTGAGTGCCGCTACGGGTTTGCAAAGGATCACACCACTCTCAAGCAGCAAGCTTGGGAGCTGGCTGGCAAGTCGGCTGATGATGGGAAGCAGCTTGTGCTTCTTCTCACGATCCCTACTAACTCTGCAACTCACATTGCGGACAGTGACTTCTCCTTTGAAGTTCAGTATGTGATCGACTGATTTCAGTCTCTCCTTTGCCGAGGGGGGGCTTCGGCCCCCTCACGGTTTTATGCCTTCACCGGTAGACATCGCAAACCTCGCCCTTAGCCGCCTCGGTCAAACGCGGATCGTTTCGTTCGATCAGGACGATTCACGAGCTCGTGTTATGAAGGACGTGTATCCCATTGCTAAGGACACACTTCTTCGATTGCATCCGTGGAATTTTGCACAGAAACGTGTGGCACTGTCTCGGCTCACTGAAGCCCCAGCTTTTGGGTGGTCTTACCAGTACCAGTTGCCCAACGACTTTTTGCGTCTTACACGCACTCAGTTGCTTTCGACTGACTTCCGTGTCGAGGGTGACAAAATCCTCGCCAACACGTCTGAGATGAAGATCGTCTACACCCATCGGCTTGAAGACTCTGAAAAGTTTGACATGCTTTTTGTTGACACTCTGGCTTACATGATTGCAGCTGACACCGCGATGGAAATCACCGCAAGTAGAGAGCTGTTGCAGCAAATGAAAGTGCTGTACGAAAACTCACTCACCAAAGCACAGTTCCTTGATAGCCGAGAGTCTGCTGATCTTCAGCATGAGCCTTCACACTTCCTCGAAGCTCGACTCGCGGACGTGCCTTTCCGTGCTATTTCGGATAGCAGCCTGTGAGCCGTCGCGTCTACCAGCAGACAAGCTTCAGCACGGGGATTATCAGTCGCCGTGTAGAGGCACGGGCTGACCTCAATGTCTACAGGCAAGGTGCACGCAACATAAACAACGCGATACCGT